GACAACAAGCAATAACTTCAGATACTTTAGGTAGTTATACTACAGCTATTGGTTATGGTGCTTTAAACGATCAAAACTTTACAAGCGCAACAAATACTTACAACACCGCTGTTGGTGCTTTAGCAGGTGGAGCAGTAACCACAGGTGTAAACAACACATTCGTGGGTGGTCTTGCAGGTGATGCTACTGATGATGGTGATAACAATACGGCTATGGGATGGGCCGCATTATCTTCAAATTGTGGTGATGCCAATACTGGTATTGGTTTTGGTGCGTTAAATGAGTGTACTGGTGCAGATAATACTGCTCTTGGAGCTACTGCGGGAAATAGGATAACCAGTGGTACTAACAATATGATGTTAGGACATGACTCAGGAGAAACTGGAAGCCCCGGCGGCAACATGACTTCGCAAGACAATAGGATAGTTTTAGGCGATGAAAATATTACTAATGCTTACATACAGGTAGATTGGACAGTATCCTCTGATGCGCGAGACAAAACAGACTTCACAGCCCTAGACCTTGGCTTAGACTTTGTAAAAGCTCTAGCACCTGTTACCTACAAGTGGGACAAGCGTAGCAAGTATGGCGATAAGTCTGCTGAAGACTACGATCTTAACGCACAGACCCCAGACGGAACTCACAAAGAAGATTGGTTGGACATTGGCTTTAAAGCGCAAGAAGTTGAAGCCCTTGAAATTGCCGCAGGGTACACAAAAGAAAACAAAACTAACCTAGTCTCTAGCCACACAGATGACGGTAAGCAGATGGGTCTACAGTACAGCAAGTTTGTACCAATCCTTGTCAAAGCTATCCAAGAGCAACAAGCTCTGATTGAATCATTAACCGCCCGTATTGAGGCACTAGAATCTTAAAAGGAGATAAACAATGGAAGACCGAACAGCAGAACAACTAGCACAAGACTACTCAGCAATGGGTGACAGTGTAGCTCTTATCAACGCGATTATCGCAGGCGACTCTATGGCAGAAGATTCTGCCGAAGACCGTCAAGACTGTGTTGACCGCAACACTCAGCACCTTGAGCTTATGGTTGCTAAAGAAGATTGGGGTAGTGAAGACATGACCGCTGCTAATGCTGCTATCAGCTCAGGTAATGGCTACACCGCGTCTTAGAAGGAAGCCTTGGTAATGATTGCAGAGCTTGTCGCTTTCAATGCTGCTTTTGGAGTAGTCAAGCAGCTCATTGGAAACGGCAAGGACTTGCACGATTGTTTCGGCCAGATAGGCCAGATGGTCAATGCTAAAGAAGATCTAAAGGCTAGGCAACAAAAGAACAAGAAGTCTTTATTTAGCAGTGACATTGAAGAGTTTATGGCTCTTGAGCAAATAGCTAAGGCAGAGCAAGAGCTGCAAGATTTTATGCTATATCATGGTAGGGCTGGATTGTGGGACGACTTTATTGTGTTTCAAGCTAAGGCTCGCAAGGCGCGATTAGAGGCTAAGAATGCACACGCAAAGAAGATAAACCAGCGGATGCACTACGCAGGTCTTGCAGTTGGATGTATCTTGGTTGCTGTCGGGCTATACGCCTGCTTCACAATAATATATGCGGTTGTGAAGTAGGTATGGACGTACTAGACGCTATTGGGGCAATATGGCCCATCGCCTTGGGATTTGTAACCTTGGTTATCGTGCTTGCCAAGATGCACGCTGATATCGAGCAGATTAAGGAGAAGATCCGAATACTGTTTGAGCTGTGGAATAATCGAAATAAATAAACTAGGAGTAGGTATGAGTGAGCAGCAAGAGCAGCAACCCGTAATTCTGACCATCGACGATCAGGAGTATGACGTAAATGAACTTGGTAACGACACCAAAGTGCACTACGTCGAAGTGGTTAACCTGCGTAAACAGCTTGCTGATTTGCAGAATCAAATTGCGGCAGCACAGCAGCAAAGTATTAACTTACAGGTTGCATTAGGCTTCCGTGAAAACGCTCTGCGTGAATCAATCCAAGTGGTTGAAGAACCTGAAGCAGAATTGGTGAACTAATGGCCGAGACTCATGCCAGCAAAGCGTTAAAGAAGATTGAGATTCATGAGGCTGAATGCAGCCTGCGGTACGAGTCAATTAAAGAGCGGTTAGACTCCGGGTCACAACGCTTTGATAAGTTAGAGCGAATGATCTGGGGTATCTACCCCGTCATGATTGCTTCTTTAATAGCCATCGTTGGCTTGGTAATAGCACAATGAAATTTGACGCAATTAAAGGATTAATCGGTACGTTAGCCCCTACTATTGGGAAGGCGCTCGGTGGGCCTTTAGGTGGTGCTGCGGCACAAACAATCGCCAGTGTGCTTGGCTGTAAGACTGACGAAAAATCAATCACTACCGCAATCCAAGCGGCAACCCCTGAACAGCTTGCAGACATCAAGAAAGCTGAACTCGGTTTCAAGACCAGAATGAAGGAGCTGGATGTAGATGTTTTCAAACTTGAAACAGATGATATCCAGAATGCGCGAATGGCTTTCAAAGGTGACTGGACGCCAAAATTTATTGCGGTTGCTTGCGTTCTATTCTTCGGAGGTTACATCGCGCTGGTCACGCTACAAGACCCTGTTGCTACAGACAATGGCATTGTTAATCTTGTGCTTGGTTATTTGGGTGGGATCGTCTCATCTATCATAAGTTTTTATTACGGGGCTTCTCACAAGCATGACGAATGATGCGATTAGTTAATATGCTAAAGCGGCACGAAGGCGTTAGAGATAAGGTCTATATGTGCTCTGCTGGGTACGAGACCATTGGCGTTGGTAGGAATATCAGTGAATCTGGCCTTGGACTTTCTGATGACGAAATAGAATATTTGCTAGTTAATGATATTAGACGCTGCCGAAAAGAGCTAACCCAAGAGTATGAATGGTTCTCAAGTTTAGACAGCGTGCGTCAAGACGCCATAATCGACTTGTCATTCAATCTTGGACAGACCAAACTTAGAACATTCGTCAAAGCTCTTGGCCATATGGCTACTGGTAATTACGAGGAAGCTGGACAAGAGTTTTACCGTAGTCGCTGGGCTGAACAGGTTGGCGACCGCTCATTAGAAATTTGCCAGATGATTAGCTCTGGAGAATATCAGGTTAGATAAAATGCCTTTACAAAAATTTATATTTAATCCAGGTATAAACAAGCAGGGAACTAGCTACACTGCGGAAGGAGGCTGGTTTGATGGCAATCTTGTTAGGTTTAGAAAAGGATTTGCTGAAAAGATAGGCGGTTGGGAAAAATATATATCTGTCTCTTATGAAGGAACTGGCAGAAAGCTACACGCCTGGGTTGACTTAGACGGCACAAAGCTTCTTGGACTAGGAACTCGATACAAGCTGTACATCCAGGAAGGTTCTAGTTACAACGATATCACCCCTATAAGAAAGACTTCTGCTGCAGGCGCTGCGACCTTTGCCGCTGTCAATGGTTCTTCAACCTTAACGATCACTGATTCAAACCATGGCGCAAACATAAACGACTTTGTTACTTTTTCAGATGCAGCGTCATTAGGCGGAAACATTATTGCAGACGTTTTAAACCAAGAATATCAGATTGTTTCAGTCCCAACGACAAACACCTATACCATCACGGCAAAAGACACAGATGGCGCTACAGTCACGGCTAATGGCAGTGATACTGGTAATGGCGGATCTTCTACTGTTGCTGCGTATCAAATAACAGTTGGTCTAGATGTCTTTGTTGACGGTACAGGTTGGGGTGTTGGCGGATGGGGCTCTGGAACTTGGGGTTCAACTAGCTCTTTAACAGATGCAAACCAGCTTCGGCTGTGGTCTATGGATAACTTTGGTGAAGATCTGTTTGCCTGCCCAAGAGCTGGAGGACTTTACTATTGGGATAAGTCTAACGGACTTAATACTAGGGCTGTGGCGTTAAACTCTTTGGCTGGCTCTAACCTTGCGCCGACAAAAGGACTTCAAGTTCTTATCTCTGACGTTGATCGACACGCTATTGTATTAGGCGCAGATCCTATTGTTTCTGGAATAAGAAACGGTGATATTGATCCGTTACTTGTAGCATTTTCTGACCAAGAAAACATTTCAGACTGGGAGCCGAGATCCGACAACACAGCAGGGTCTTTAAGATGTTCTGCTGGATCTGAGATTATTGGCGCTGTAAGAGCTAGACAAGAAACTTTGATCTGGACTGACGTTGCGCTTTATAGCCTACAGTTTATTGGACCGCCGTTAACCTTTGGCCTTAATCTTTTAAACGAAGGCGTAAGTTTGATTGGACCAAATGCAATGGTTAACTCTCCATCTGGAATATTCTGGATGGATAAGAAAGGATTCTACAGGTATAACGGATCTGTTGAGCCCGTCCCTTGCACTGTACATTCTTACGTTTTTGATAACCTTGACGAAGGACAATCTTTTCAAGTTGTTGGTACGTTGAACAAGCAGTTTGATGAGGTTAGCTGGTTTTATTGCAGCCTTGGCGCCACTGCCGTTGATCTTTATGTGACGTTTAACTATGTAGAAAACACTTGGTCTATTGGCCAGCTATCTAGAACAGCTTGGTTGGACGAGGGTATCTTTAATCTTCCAACTGCTGCTGGTAAGTATGGCGACACGCCGTACTTATACTCTCATGAGATTGGCTATAACGCGGATGGCGAGCCAATGGATAACGTTTTTGTTCAGAGTGCTGATTTTGACATAGGCGAAGGTGAAGACTTTCAGTTTATTAAACGTTTTATCCCTGATGTTAAGTTTCAAGGATCTGGTTCTGACCAAACGATTAACGTTCAGATCAAGACAAGAGACTATCCTGGGCAGAGCTTTACAACAGATCAGACATCGTCATTCACAAGCACTACTAACAAGATAGATATGAGAGCTAGAGCAAGACAGGCGGCTCTTCGATTTGAATCTGATGATGATGGCACAAATACTCAAAAGATAGATGTTGGCTTTAGGATTGGGGGAACGCGATTAGATATACAACCTAATGGTCGCAGATAATGGCTAAGATACTTAATACGGCACTGCCGTTTGCCAACTCTGAGACTGTTGGCAGGGATGTATTTAACAAGGCGATCAGGCTTATAGAGCTTAATTTAAATGCGTATGATCCAAGCGCAACGCCTCAGTTTACAAATCAAAGCATATCGGAATTACAGTTTAACGCAGGCGATGTCATTTGGAATCTAAGTATAAATGCCCTACAAGTCTATACTGGCAATGAGTTTGTAAACATATCAACGCCATCGACCGCTGGCCTACAGGGATCTACCGGCGTTGGAGAAGTTCAGGTTATAACTAATGGTTCTATAACTGTGGGTATTGATTAATGAATGATATAAAGAGAGTTGATTCTATCGTTAAAGCACCACCACCTCAGTATGTAAAACCTAGAGGTTTCTCTAGCATGTTGCCTAACAAAAGACCAGTAACTAAGATAAACTAATGACAGCTACAGCAACCAAAAAAGATCCAGCAAAGTGGGCGGCAGCTAAGTCCAGAGCCAAGGCTAAGATGGGTGGCAAACACTCTGCTCGAGCAATGCAACTTGCTGTAAAGTATTACAAAGGTTCTGGTGGTACTTACTCAGGCCCGAAGAAAAAAAGTAGTAACAAACTTTCTCAGTGGAGCAAGCAGGATTGGGGAACAAAGTCTGGCAAGCCGTCTACGCAGGGACCTAAAGCTACCGGCGAGCGGTACTTGCCCAAGAAAGCAAGACAGGCGCTATCGAGCCAAGAGTATGCGGCAACGACTAAGGCTAAGAGAGAGGACACAAAATCTGGCAAGCAGTTCTCATCACAGCCTAAGAAGATTGCTGATAAGACAAAGAAGTACAGGACCGCAAAAGATGGCGGGTTCTTTACTAAGAGCAACCATCGAGGCTGCGGTGCTGTTATGCCAGGTAGAAGAAAGAAGACAAGGTATTCTTAATGTTTAAGCGTCATGTGCAAAACTTTAGGGTAGGTGGTGCCGCTAAGAAGAATAGAGGCAGGCCGATTAGGCGCACTACTTCTGGAAGTAAGCCTAATTACCGACAGACGGAAGAAGGCGCTGGCATGACAGAGGCTGGGGTTAGAGCGCATAAACGCGCTAATCCTGGTAGTAAATTGCAGACCGCTGTTACAGAGAGCAAGCCTACAGGCAAGAGAGCAGCTAGAAGAAAATCATATTGCGCGAGGTCCGCTGGACAGATGAAGCAGTTTCCAAAGGCAGCGAGAAACCCAAACTCTAGATTGCGTCAAGCAAGACGCCGATGGAAGTGTTAAATGAGTATTCGTAAGTTACCTATAAAGATGATGGCTGGTGGTCATATTGGTAGTCACCTTGGCGGAACGCCAAATTTAAGTTCGGGTCGAATGATGGCAAACCTTGGCGGTGGCGATATAATTGGGGGTGGCTCCATCGGAGGCTCTTTACGAACTGGCGATATTGGAAGAATTGGGAGTTTTTCTGATATCGCTGGATCTTCAGACTGGGGAAATTTTTTTGGCGGACTGCCAGGTGCAAGCTTAGGAAACATTGGCGGTACACTAGGCGTCCCCACCGCATCACAGTTTTCTGGTAGCGGACAACTTCCATTGAACGTTGATATGCCATTTAGCCATATTAACTTTGACGAAGGCCCTCAGATTAGCGACTTTGATCGTAATGAGGATGGCGAAATAAGCGACGAAGAGCGTTCTGAATTTCAAAAAGCGATGAGCATCTTTATCGCACAAAATAATCAGGCAAGTGACCCTGCTGTTACTGATAACTTCTCCAGCCCAGTTACCAAGGACGAAGAAAGACCGGTAAAAGAGCCTGGAGAAGATGACGCAAATTTTCTAGAAAGACTTGCCGCTTGGGCAAGAAGATTATTTGGAGGCGAAGGTAACATTCAGATAGGCGGGATCCCTAACTTTCCAGGTGGTGGATTTCCAACGTTTCCATTACCAGGTAGCGGCAATCCTCGCGGTGGTGGCACACCCACGCCTACACCGACACCCACACCGACACCTACGCCTGACCCTGATCCTCCGCCTACTACGCCCGTTACACCGACACCCACGCCTGATCCTGACCCAGTAGGCGATGGAACTGGCGGTGGTACGACCACTGGCCCTATAGATAATGGTACAGGCGGAGGCACCACAACCGGTCCTATAGACACTGGCACGGGTGGTGGCACAGGTGGTGGTACAGGTGGCGGGACAGGTGGTGGTACAGGTGGCGGGACAGGTGGTGGTACAGGTGGCGGGACTCCTAATGACCCAATAGATCGAAGGGATGGCCCTAACGATCAACGCCCTAATGACGAGCCAGTATACATACCTCAATTTCCAGACTTGCCTTCCGGCGGGAATAGATCTGGAACTCAAACTGGAGGAGGCACAACTATGCCGACAGATAAAACTCAACCCAAAGATTTGCAGTTAGCTGCTCGTAATGCGGCTATGAATGTTTATAACGATCCTGCAAACTTTGAGCGGTTTGCGCCAAGTCCTTTGCAAACAATGGATTCTCGATACAGGGGCATCTCTAGCTTTCTACCTTCCGGTGAGATCACGCCTTACGGCATGAACTACCAAGGGCTTGAGGGTATGCAGTATGCAAACTATGGCGGTGGCAGACCGTTGCAAAGCTCTGGTCCTTTAACAACTTATCAAAGACCCTCGACAGGTGGTGGCACAACAGGTGGTGGCACAACAACGCCCCCTGGAGATACGGACACGGGCTTACCGAGAGACGATATCGATTCTGATGTTGAGATTCAAACAGACGATTACTATGAATCCATTTATCCTAAACCTGTCCGGTCTGACTTTCCGCCTTTTAGCGGAAGAGGTCAGATGGCTTCTCAAAAAGAATACGAAACCGCTTTAGAAGAATGGGAGCAGCGAAAAAAAGATTTTGATAGGTCTATTTCAGAAATCAGCGGGGGAGGACTTGGCGAGTTAGGGATTGGCGGTATCGGATCTTTAGGTAGTATTGCTGGATTTAGCGCAGGTGGATCTACTGACTTCCCAAGAAAGAACGGACAAATATCCGGCCCTGGCACTGAAAGATCTGATGACATTCCGGCCATGTTAAGCGATGGTGAGTTTGTTGTTAACGCTAAAGCAGTTCGAGGAATAGGCGATATGATGGGCGCTGATGGCGGCAAACACGATCAAAGACGAGAAGGCGCACGGGCTATGTATGCGCTTCAGAAGATGGGCGAAAAAGCTGCGGGGATGTCACGATGAGTGAAACAGTATTAACTGATCAGGAACAACCATATGTTCTTCCGAGTGCTTCGCAGCAGTATTATGATCCTGCGGTAGAGCTTACCTCAAGGAACCTTTTGGCGAGTTACTTCGGAACGCCTGATCAACCAGGTTTAATAAACCAGCAGATTCCCATTCCGATTCAGCAAGTCGCTGGTCTTTCTCCGCTTGAAATACAAGCTAGAAATGCAGCGCAAGGACTTGGTGGATTTGGTGGCCAACTTGCTGAAGCGGAAAGAATGTATCGTCAGTCTGGGCAAGGATTCGATCCCGGAACGGCTGGTATCTATGGAGATCCTCAAGCTCGAGCTTTGTATATGCAAAGCATTGGCGCTTATGATCCAACCATGGGGCAACAGTTTCTCGACGCCGAAGGGCGATCAATGATGCGAGGTGCATCTCAAGAGTTAGGTGATCTTTCTAGAAAAATACCCGGGCAAATTAATCTTGCTCAAGCTGGTATGCGAGAAGGCGAAGATTTAATTAGACAAGGCGCTGCAAGCTCTGCCGATGAAGCTGCGATAGCTCAGAGAATGGCTTTAATGGCCTCTGGTAGGGTTGGAGGTCAAGCTGACACTGGCCAAATGGCAATGAATCGAGCTGCTTCTAATATAGGTACTGGTGTATCGCAAGCGAAGACAGAGTCTCGATACCAAGAAGGTCAAGCTCAGTCTGAAGCTGAAAATTTAAGAAAGCAGTTACAGGGATTTGGTGACCAAGCCGGTGCAGGTGCTCGGCAAGGAGAGGCTCAAATACAAAGCGCCTTAAAAGATGTTCGACCAGAAGTATTAAGAGGACAAGCTCAAGCAACTGCGGCAGAACAAGCAGCTATTCAATCTGCTCAAAGTCTTTCTTCACAGCTCGGAACTATCGGTAGAGAAGCTGGAGCAGGCGCTAGGCAGGGTGAATCTCAAATTCAATCTGCCTTAAGAGGTGTTCGACCTGAAGTCTTAAAAGGACAAGCTCAAGCAACTGCCGCAGAGCAAGCGGCTATAAGCTCTGCTCAAAGTCTTTCTTCACAACTTGGAACCATAGGTAGAGAAGCTGGTGCAGGTGCTCGACAGGGAGAGGCAGCTATCGCTGCAGCTTCAAGAGGGATTAGGCCAGAAGTTTTGAGCGGTCAAGTTCAGGCAACTGCTGCAGAGCAAGCGGCCATTCAATCTGCCAAAAGTCTTTCTTCACAGCTTGGAACCATAGGTAGAGAAGCTGGAGCAGGCGCTCGACAAGGAGAGGCTCAAATACAAAGCGCCTTAAGAGATGTTCGACCCGAGGTATTAAGAGGACAAGCTCAAGCAACTACCGCAGAACAAGCGGCTATAAGCTCTGCCAACACATTATCTTCTCGGCTGGGGCAAATAGGAAAAGAAGCCGGTGCAGGCGCTCGACAGGGAGAGGCAGCGATAGCTGCAGCTTCAAGAGGTATAGGTTCTCAAGTTGGAACGGCTCAACAAAGAGCTTTAGAGGCGACAACAAGGGCAAGGGCTCAAACAGCTCAAGCTGGAAGACAGTTAGAAAGTGCTGGCGAATCATCTAGAAAATACGCTCAAGAAGGCATAGCTGCATTAAAAGGAACTGGCGCTCAATTTGATCCATCTACTATTGATAGGTTTATGGATCCGTATACTCAAAACGTAATTGATGCTGAACAGGCAGAGATTGAAAGGCTTGGTAACAAGCAGAGGCAACAGGCAAAAGCTCAAGCCATTCAATCTGGTGCTTTTGGTGGATCTAGAGGCGGCATTGAGCAAGCTGAGATCGGTAGAAATATCTTGCAGCAGCAGGCTAAAACTGGTGCTCAATTAAGATCTCAAGGCTATCAGCAAGCGGCGCAACAAGCGCAGCAATCCTTTGAGCAAGCTCAAGGCCGTCAGCAAAACCTTGGACAACTGACCTCATCCCTTGGCCAAGCTGGCGCAGGAACTCAATTACAAGCAGCACAAGCGGCAGGAAACTTAGGCTTATCTGCGGAAGAGCTGGCTCAGTCTGGCGCATTCCAGGGCGGTCAACTTGGTATGACAAGCAAGATGAACGAAGGTCAGCTTGCTGAACGAGCGGCAAACCTTGGTATTAGCACTGATCAGCTTAGATCTCAATTAGAAGGTCAAGGTCAAGCTGCACAAATGGCTGGACAACAGATGGCTCAACGAGGAGCTTTAGATCGCTCTCAGTTAGGTATATCAGGCTTACAAACTCAATCTCAGTTAGCTGAAAGAGCAGCTAACCTTGGAATTAGTACTGATCAATTACGATCTCAGATGGCTCAACAAGGTCAAGCATCTGAAGCCAGTTCTCAACAGATGGCGCAAAGAGGAGCATTAGATAGAGCGCAGCTTGGCATGACAGGTCGAATGAACGAAGCTCAACTCGGAGAACGTGCAGCAAGCTTGGGCATAAGTACCGATCAATTAAGATCTCAATTATCAGGTCAAAGTCAACAAGCAGAAATGTCGTCACAGCAGATGGCGCAAAGAGGAGCATTAGATCGTTCTCAGTTAGGAATGACTGGGCAAATGAATCAAGCTCAACTTGCTGAAAGAGCAGCTAACTTAGGCATTAGTACCGATCAATTAAGATCTCAATTATCAGGTCAAAGCCAACAAGCAGAAATGTCGTCACAGCAGATGGCTCAAAGAGGAGCATTAGATCGTTCTCAGTTAGGTATATCAGGCTCACAAACTCAATCTCAGTTAGCAGAACGTGCCGCTAATCTTGGAATCAGCACTGATCAGTTACGCGCTCAACTAGCGGGTCAAGGTCAAGCTGCTACTCAGCAAGGCCGACAGATGAGCCAAACAGGCGCATTCCAAAGAGCCCAAACAGGTACGCAGGGCCAGCAAGCTCAAGCAAACATTGCCAATCAAGCCGCTCAATTGGGTATCTCTACAGCGGAACTTCAAGCGCGGTTGGGTCAACAAGCATTTAGCACGGCTCAATCTCAAGGTCAGGCTGGGATGCAAGCTGGTAGAGATATCGGTAGCTCTGCTGCTCAACGTGGTCAGCTTGGCATGCAAGGTATTGGCGCTCAAATAGGCGCTGCTGGCCAACGTGCAGACATTGGTCAAGGCATGGCCTCTCAGTACGGCCAAGCTCAACAGATGGGCATGGGCAGTTATGAAGACCAAATGCGTAGGATGCAAGGCGCAGCAAGTGGTATGTTTGGTCAGACGCAACAACAGTATGGGACCGCCCTTAATGCATACGGCGCAAGTGGATCTGCACAACGAGGAGGCGCTGCGGGTATTGCCGGACTTGGTCAGCAAGGATACAACATGCTTACAGGTCAGATCGGAACCATGGCAGGGCTTGGACAGACTGGTCGAGGCATTCAGGATCGCGCTTATGGCAATCAGTATACTGCTGCGACACAGATGGCTGATGAGCCGTACATGAGATTACAGCGTGGCCAGCAAATGCTTGGCGGATTGGCTGGATACTTGCCAACATACTCAAGCGGGTATGGTACTCAGTCTAATCAAGTTGGGGCTTATCAAGATCCAAGCACAGCCGCTAAGATTGGTGGTTACTTAGGATTAGCAGGCCAAGGTTTAGATTTTTATAATCAATATCAAAACCGCAACAACCAGGGAGGATAAAGTCATGAACCGACAAGATATGATGTACCGTCCAGAAATCTATGACCGTCCTATGTTTCAGACACCGCAGACCCGCCAAGGTAGCGGTATCATGGCGGGTGTTGCGCCTGTTCAAGGGTTTGAAGATGGCGGTCTTGTTGCTGAAGACTTCTTCTCTATGGAGCAGACTGAGCAAGGTTCTGGAATGAACCTTCGAGACTTGACTAACATTATCTTTGATCCGTCAGACCCTCTTGATTATATGACCATGGGGCTTCTTTCGTTTCCGCCAGCCTATGCTGCTGCAAAACTAATGAAGGCTGGCGTCAAAGGATCCAAGCTTGTAAATCAAATGGAAAAGTTTGACACCTTAAAAGACGCCGCCGGTACAGGTGCTAAATCTGCTGGGGCGTTTGAAGGCGTTAGGCTTGCCGGAGAAGTTCCAAGGTTATTTGAAGATGAAGAACCGCAGTTTTCAGATGAAGTTATGGAGGTTGCTAGTGCTATTAGCAACCTTCGACAGAAGCCAGATCCTGATGCTATTAGAGCAAGAGTCGCTGAATCATATGGCGATGACTTTGCCGCCCAGGTAATGGCCGCGCAAGGATTTGCGAATGGTGGCATTGCATCAATCGTTCCTAAGTTTGCGGGAGGATCTCTTGGCGGTGTTTTAATCGATAGCATACTCTTCCTTAAGAAATCAGGTGGCCCTTGGATTGAAAAGACGCTTGATGCGTTGAAGCGGGGCGAGATTGACGCTGAAGATGCAAGAAGTCTTGATCTTCCCGAGGACCTTATACAAGGCAGTGTTGGTCTTAAGGGAGGAATAGATGATATGGGCGGGGTTTTGTCACCGGCAAATGTAAGAAGAGCTGGTGATGATATTCCTGAGTTTGAAGATGATGTTATTAGAAGTGCTGAACAATCTCTTGGTGCAGGAGGCAGGAGCCCTCTTGATAATATTCCTGACGTTCAAGATGATGTTATGAGAAGCGCAGATGACTTGATTCCTCCCGATATTCCGATGATGGATCCTAGTGCTAGGCGTGGTATAGAGATGCTTGATCCTGGCGCTCCTAGACCAAGAGTTAGATCTGGAGATAGACCCGATGTCGAGATGCAAGACCCAGGCATACCTCTTGATCGTTCTGGAAATGTAATCCCTATGGCCTCTTCTTCGGAGCGAGCTGCCGCAGCAGCAGGCGGTACACGCGCAGCAAGAGGCGGCATAGAAGCATTAGCCAAGCCGCCACTGACAACAAAACAGAAAGCTGCATTAACCGCCGGAACAGTTGGCGGAGGAGCGGGAATAGCACTTACTGCCGCAAACTTTCTTGGCGACGATGAAGAAGTTGTAGATCAAGCGGCAATAGATGCTCAAGCGGCTGCTGCTGCCCAAGCTACAATAGATGCCCAAGCCGCTGCAGAAGCTTCGATAACGGAACCACCACCAACGCCGCCAGAACCCAGCTTTCTTTCTAAAGCTGGTGATGTTGTTGGCGGTCTTCTTGCCGATAAGAAGCTTCGAGCTGGCTTGATAAGAGCCTCTAAGCCGACAGAAGGCTTTGTGCCTAGAAGCTTTGCTGCTGATGTATACGAAGGCGGGCGAGACTATGAGATTGAGCAGGCCAAGCTTAAGAATTATGAGCAGGCTGGCAAGACGGCTATGGAAAAGAACTATGAGCTTATAAAATCTATAAACCCAGGAATAAAAGACGAAGAAGCTTTAAGTCTTTTACTGAAGTCCTCAGACGGTAAAGAAGCCTTCAGGGCCAGCTTGTTTACAGCCGCTTACAAAAACCCTTTGTTAGTTGATGCAAATGGTCAACTTAAGCCTGGGACCGTTGAACAAATAGAAGATACTGTAAATTCTGCTTATGGAGGAGAGAAAAAGGCAGATCCTAGTACATCTGGTGTGGGATCTCAAACTAGAGTCACATTGCCAGGAGCTTCCGCAACCTAATGATTACTGTAGATTTGCCTGACGGAAGATCAGTTGATGTCGATACGGATGATAAAGCTTTTGCTTTAAAATCTGCTCAAAATTTTTACGACAACAATCCTATACAGGAAAGAGCAGTTGAATTTGGTGAAGAAGATGTTTCCGCTCCAGGAGAAATAGCTAGAGCCATAGGCGCTGGATTGGTTGGCGGGGTTGAAGGACTTGCAAGCTTCCCTGCGGAGATAATTGATTTCGTTTCTGATGGAGAAACAAACCAAGCAGAAACGGTTAGAGAGTTTTATTCGCAGTTCAAGCCAACAACATCAACCGGCTTAGGTGAAGCTGTTAAGTTTCTTACTCAGTTCGCCGTTCCAGGCGGACTAGCTGCAAAAGCTGCCAAAGCATACAAGCTAGGTAAAGCAGGACAACTTGGCGCGTTTGGCGCTGCTGATGTACTGGCAACAACACCTGACGTTGAGACTCTAGGTGACTTTTTTGATGGAGGACCTACCAAAAGAATAGATACGGATCAGTTAGAAGGATCTGAAAGAGCTGCTGCAGAACTAACCAACAGGCTAAAGGTTGCTGCTGAAGGTGCAGCTATAGTTCTTGGTGCTCCAAAAATTCTAGGTTTAGCTGGCGCTGGAATTGGCGCTACTGCTGACGCAGTTTCAAGAACTTCAATGGCTCAGAAGGCTGCTCAAAAAGCTGAAAGCGCATTGAGTGCAGTCAAAGATAAGGAAACCTTATACAAATTAACTGGAGTTAATTCGGGATTAGAAAATCCTCAACTTCGAAAGAGAATGATTGATAAGGCATACTCTAAGTTAAAGAATAACTTTACGTTTCAGGGCGAAATGCCAAATGAAGTGGCAAAGCAGCTTGATGCTATAAAGTTGCAGCAAGTATCTTCTGACAATCAGTTTGCAAGAAACAGCTTTGAAGAAATAGACAATGGATTAAAGTCGTTAAAGAAGGCTGGCAAGCTTAACGCTGAAGATGAAAGATATGCATTAAACGCTCTCAATGACTTTATGTTTGCTGAACCCAGAACGATAGGCGGTAAGACTGTAAGTCGAGAGCTTGTCAGACAGCAAGGAAGAAGCATTCTTGAAAGCCTTGATAAAGAGATAGCTTCATCTGATATGAAGTCTTTGTTCGGCAAAAAAGATTACAGTCTTTTAAGATCAGCTGAAGATTTCAGAGGGTATATAGACAATCTTTCTACATCTCTTTCAAAAGAAGATCAGTTCCTTGATCCAGATCTTAACAAGGCTTTGGTAAAAGCTATTGGGGAAACAAACCAAAAATATTATGGCACTAGGCTTTATAGAACCATTAAGTCTTCTCAAGAATATGTTCCCAGCATGGAACAAATAAAAGCAGCTCAAGAAGAGATAATTGAAGCAAGCAGGCAGGCGGGTGATGAGCTAACTCCGGATCAGGCTTTATCTCAACTAAACGTTATGAGAAGTAACGTTCAGTTTTCAAATGCAAAGATGAAACCTAACATGATGTTTGAAGAAGAAACATTAAAGGGTGTAAAGCAAGGAGTTTTGAAAAACAAGAAGTTGGATAATCTTCCAGCTATTAGAGACTTCTTGGGAGAATACTCTGGCGGATCTGATGTCATCGGAAGAGTCCGAAAGGACGGAACTTCTTACGAAGATGGCGTCATTAGGCAAAGAAGTTTAGAAGAACAAAGGATTGGGTTGAGAACTAAAGCCGTTGAAACTGTTGATGTGATATCAAAGCAGTTGTCTCAAGCAAGTTATTTTAAAAATCTTCTTAAGTACAATGATTCTTTGCCTCCTGAAAGCAAGTTCATACTTGATAACGTTCAGATTACTCGGCCAGAAGACCTTGGTGCTTACTCTAGGATTGGCTTTAGTTCGCCAGATCCAACTGGAGAAATAACAGAATCAATGAAGATGAGGTTTGGCCCACTTGCAGGAAAGTACGTCAAGAAAGATTACTTAAGAGCCCTTGAGGATGCTAAAACAACCTTGGGAGATGGCCCTTTAAATAAACTGTATGCAACCTTTCTCGGGATAAAAGGTATGTCCCAGGTTGCAAAGACGGTCTACAGTCCTATTACCCAGATAAGAAACGCTACGACTGCAGCTTTCTTCGCGTTAAAGAATGGCAATTTTGGAAATGGCGAAACGTTATTAAACTCCATGCAAACAGTCTTAAGTCAAATAGGCCAAAGAAAAGTTGGTGAAGGACTAAGTCTTCCAGGAAGTATTGATAAAGGATTAAGTCTTCCAAGAAGTAACGCCAAGGCCGGTTCAAAACAAGCCATTGATGAGTATTACAGAAAGATGATTGAGCTTGGAATTGTTAATTCCAACGCAAAAATGGGTGAGTTTGAAAGTCTTTTCAAGGATGCTTTGCAGGCCAAGAGTGGCGTGCTTGGTGGTAACATCATGAGAAAAGTTCTTAGCGCAGCGGAGAACACTCAAAACAGATTTTCTGGAAAGTTATACCAAGGATCTGATGATGTTTGGAAAATATATAGCTATGAGATGGAGCTTGGCAGACTAAGAGATGCCTTTAGCAAGAGCCCGACTAACATACCTGTAACCGATGCTCGAAACATTATTGATTTGCAACAGTCTGGGTTAACGCCAAGTCAGCTTAAGGGCGATCAACTTGAAAACTTTCTTCAAAGAGAAGCTGCCGAGATCGTAAAGGATACAGTGCCTAACTACGCTAGGGTTCCTGAGTTCATTAAAACTTTAAGAAAAGCTCCTTTAGGAAACTTCATTGCGTTTCCTGCTGAGATAATCAGAACCAGCGGAAACGTAATTGGTCGGTCGATTAAAGAATTAGCAAGCGAATCTCCAGAGATTAGATCTATTGGCATGAGGCGTTTAATGGGAAGTCTAGCTGTAGATGGCGGCATAGCTGGCGGTCTTTCCGCTTCTGCAATGATGCTCACTGGATCTTCACAAGAACAAGTAGATGCTTTTAAAAGATCTTTTGCTCAAGATTGGGAAAAGAATGCAACACTTATACCAATCGCTTCTGACAAGGACGGCAATGTCACGGAGGTTTACAATTTTTCTTACACAAACCCATACGACTATCTTACTAAGCCAGCAAGAGCTGCATTTAATGCTGTTAATAATGGCATTACAGCAGAAAAAGATCTTTCAAATATAGCTCTTGATGCAGCCTGGGAAAGTAGTGGTGAGTTCTTTTCTCCGTTTTTCAGTGAGTCAATTATTACTGAAAAAATATTAAATCTTGGACGAAACAAAAACGCTTATGGCGGTCAGATATATAACGATGCGGACCCACTTGGGTTAAAGGTTTCAAAAGGATTCGCTCATTTTGCAGAAGGTTTAACTCCAGGCATAAGCCCAATATCTCTTAAGGGAGATGTGTCTAGTCCGGCTTATATTGGTTACGATGTAAAGGATTTTCCAAGGGCCATAGGTCAGGCTTTGGGCGCAGACGCAATGTCCGGTGTTAACAAAAGAGGTGTTAGGATTGATGCTGCGGGTAAGTTTGTTGAAGCTTTAAGCGGTGTTAAAACCATTAAGCTTGATATAGAAAAAACCCTACAGTATAGAGGGTACGAAGCCGCTCGACAGGTAAGAGAAGCCTCTAGGATCTTTAACCAGGTCGCAAAGTCTAGAGGAAAAGTCGAAGCTTCGGCTGTAACTAAAGCTTATATTCTTGCTAACGAACAAAGGTTTAAAGCATTGCGAGACCTAAGCGTTGCTATCGATGATGCAGAAAAACTTGGCATTGATAAGCCTAGTATTTACAAGTCTTTATCTAAAGCCAAGACGCCTCATATTCCTGAACTGTTTGCAAAACAATTTGTTCCATTCTTCCCAAGCAGTCAGACAATTTCAGAAGCTATTAGAAGCGATAGCAATAAAGTTTCAAACCCATTTGACATGACGGCTATAGGATCTAGTCTTGCAGATTTTTCTAAGATGAGATACACGCCAAAAGCTGTTGAAGAAAGACAACAACAGATGGCACAACCTCCGGGCTCCATCATGCCGCCACCTATTCCTGGTGCTGTACCACCGCCTTCACCTCCGCCACCTCAATCATTATTTAACCGTGGCATAGAAGCACTGCGAGATATAGAATTAGATAAACTAATGGGTTCCTAATCTATTGTTACCACAACGTAAAAAGAAGACCGGAAAATACTTTGCTCAGAAGGTAGAGTACGATGGCATCAAGTTTGACTCAAAGCTTGAAGCTGCAAGATACAAGATCCTGAAAGGCAAAGAGGAAGATGGCGAGATCGAACAGGTCGAAGTCCAGGTTCCTTATCATTGCGTGGTCGAAGGCAAGAAGATCTGCAAGTACATCGCAGACTTTAGGTACTGGTGCAAGGACCAGTATGTCGTGGAAGACACCAAGGGCATCGTGACCCAGATCTTCTCCCTAAAAAAGAAACTGGTCGAAGCACTCCACCCCGGCGTCATTGTTCACATCATTAAAGACCCAAGAGAATGGCCAGCTAGAACGGTATCCGATCCTCATCCATCACATGCACAGCTACGAACTCAGCATCAAAGTTCTCCCGAATGTGATTAGGCCCCATCATTAAATCAGGATCGAAGTTAGCCTTCGACAGTTCTCGCAATTCGGGACTGCTAAATGACTGTTTGTCAAGCCCTTTAGATACCGTATTAAAGAACACAACTATTCCTGATTGATAAGCGATCTTATCCTCAGTGCTCTTCTCTGGCAGATGATCCGCAGGAACCAGAGCAGGCATCCATAGGTGGTCCTTACAGCCGTTCCTTTGATCATCGAGTGTAAGGTTCTTGCCAAACCTAAAGCATCGCCAGACGGCTCCATTGGACTCCGTGATCGCCTTAGAACTCTTACAGTTCCGGCAGTTAACGGACGCTGGTAGTCGCTTGCCAAGATAGACATCTCGATACACCGACGATTCATTCTTCAATCGCCAATCCTTTTCGTTCATGCCATCACCTGGCGCGTCACTAGCGATGATCCGCTTGGCTTTCTCCTGTGCCTGATCCCAGATCTCAGGGTTGTAGTCAATGATCTCAGAGTAGATCTCGCTGTTGTTTTTGTTGACCACCACAGCAAGCGTCTTCTTGACACCAAAGATCCCCATGTAAGAGTGGATCTGCCACTGATATGTCTTACTCCATCCCTGATAGTCGGCCAGCTTGCACAGTTCCTTAAACCGTTTGTCGTTGGCGCTCTTGACCTCGAGCAGCAGAACTTCTTCCATTGCTTCTGGCAGAACCTTTCTGACAAACCCATCGCAGGAACCAGAGAAGTGTCCGCCAAGGGCGCTTGCACGATACTGCTTGCCATCTTTGTCAACCGGAGAAACGCCAATGACATTGGTGCTCTTGATGTAGTCAACGACTTGATCCTCGATCCGATTGCCCAGATCAAAGAGCCTAAGCATTCTGCCGTCAAAGCTGGAGCTTAAGCACCAATGAAAGTTGAGCCAAATCTTTCTCTCATCATCATCGCCAATACCACTGAACCCCATGTGTCCACGGTTCCTGTCGTTCTGCTCTGAGATAACTTCATCTATCCTGTTAAATATTGATGCCGATAACATTCCAGTATTTCCCCTCTTTCTTTAAGTTTATTTCGCGCACTTCGTCGAAGGCGCCCCCTTCATTGATTAGCCTAACAGCTTCATCTATATCTCTTGGGACATAAATGTTTTGGTTCGACATGATCTTCCACTTCATAGCTGCCATCTCACCGGCCTTACCGTACATACCCACCATGAGCGCGGTTGACTGAGGCCAGTAAGCACCTTGACATGAGAAGTCAACGCTAAGATAAGCATTACCATTCTTTGAGATCTTCTTCTTGGCGAGGACCGAAGTCACTGTGTCTGTTCTGTAAACAGACTTTGCTGATTCAGGGATCTCATCTGAAAGGACATACCCTTCAACAGATTCGTCTGTTTCAACCAAGTCTGGCGGACCACCTGGCCCTGGTTTAGCCCCAACCATTAAATCTAATTCGGGAAGTTCTTCTGCGACAGGCTTGGCCGCATCACACGCAATGCAATGGCTGTACTCAATGTCATTGACACTAAAGCATTCATTGCAGATCCAAATCGCATTTCCTTCTATTGTTGCTGATCTTTTTGGTGTTGCAGTGTCAATGCAACCATGCCGGTCCATGTTGCCGCCGTAGTCTAGAAGCAAGCAATCTTCTTTGTCAGGCCAGGTACGCATACCCCTGCCACATATCTGGACATAGAGCCCGAGCGACTTGGTCGGACGTAGGATCGCAATGCAATCAGTCCTTGGCGCATCCCAACCTTCCGTCAAGACCGCGACATTACAAAGCGCGTTAATATCTCCCCGCTCAAAGCTGTCAAGAATACTTTGCCTTTCAGCCTTGGGCGTTTCACCTGTCACAAACGCAGCCCTGATACCAGAGCGTCTTAGAAACATGCACATCTTTTGAGCATGAAGAACGGTCACACAAAAGAATACAGTGCTGGTTCTGCCTTTGAGATAAGCCTTCTCAAGCCAGTCTTGAATGATGTTATAAATAGTCTTATCGACCATTGCCAGCTCTTCTAGATCTGACTCACGATAATCACCGCCCTTAAACTTAAGCCTAGCCTTGCTCGCATCAATGACAGCTTCCTTGGCTACAGCAAACGCTGACAACCGGCACAAGTACTTATCCTTGATGAGCTCAGGGATGGTTACTGAGTGGGCAATGCCCTCAAAGAAGTGATCCTTTTTCCCATAGATGTAGCCTTGCCCCATCCGGTATGGCGTAGCGGTTACACCCAAGACCTTTGGACACCCGATCTCTTCGAAGTGATTGATGATCTTCCGGTATCTACTATCCAAGTCTGGGCCTACATGGTGGGCCTCATCGATGATGATGTAGTCAACCGGCAATGATTTATCAAGCCTTGTCCTAGAGGCCAGCGTATCTCGGCTGGCGATTATGATTGGCGCGGTGTTATCAAATCTTTTTAAGCTTGCAGCGAGCACACCGCAGGGTGCATTCGGCCAAACTGCTAGAAGCTTTTCTTCCGCTTGTGATATGAGTTCTTGCCGGTGAGCAATGATTAAGAATCTGCTAGAGGGATTCCGATTGTAAAGCTCTTGGATTAGCGTAGTGAATACAACGGTCTTACCAGCTCCGGTAGGGAGCACGATGAGTGGGTTTGTAATCTTCTTATCTAACCAACAGAGAGCTTTGTCTAAAGCTTTTTTCTGGTAGTTTCTGAGTTCCATTAGTGAACTATTCCTTCTCCTGTTATGCCGTTAAGCAAGTTGACTGAAACCTTCTCTTTAATACTTTGAATCGATTTATCAACGCTCTCATGATCAGCGAATGTGTATGCGTGTATGAGTGAGTAAGTGCTCATGACCTCTGATATAGCTTCTAAGGTGTAGTCTTTTTCGACCATGGCCCTAAGCCAATACTTTAGATTCTCATAAACAGCTTCCATCTCCTCATTGCTAAAGGTTATTTCTATCTGGTCTATCTCGTCCATGTATCTCTCCTAATAAGGGGTGATCCGTTGCGACTACTGGTGGATCAAGCCAGTGTAAGAAGGTTTTTATACCCCAAGTCTTTTGAAAAGTTTCGTCAGGTCAAGCCTTCTTAAATACTTTTCACCCTTTTCACCCTTTTCAGGGTGCATTTCTTACGCTGACCAGTTCGAAGTCTGGACTGCTGGTTGTGCAACAGGCTGTGCTACGGGTTGTGCAGGCTGTGCCTGTGGTACCCTGGGTGGCAAGAAGCTCTTAATGCGAGCCTTGGGATCCGGATACTCTGGATTCTTAGACTGCTCAATGTCAGTCACAACATTGACCGGCGTGCTCATCACAGAGTTCACAAGGGCGGACCCGAGAACCTGATTCACATCGCCACCGGCAGAGGAAACGAAGCTTTTAAGCCGAGCCTTGCCGACATTTGAACTGCCGGTGATGACAAAGTTCTCCCACAAGCGCATGTTTGCATGGCTTGGCCCGAGGATCTTGAACTCAAACGCAAGAAAAACATTACCTGCCTTCGAGGTCTTCTCCTCGTACTTGACCGCCTCAACGATGTACTCACCTGGTGGGACAGGACCGTTGTCCGTCATCCCACCGCCTACTTCGACTGCGCTCCAGTCAATACCTTGATCTAATATTCCCATTGGAATCTCCTACTTATTAAGATGAAGCTTGCAGGGCATCTGCATAGCTAGTGACGAATGCATTCCAGCTAAGATCAATCTTAGGAGGTAATGCTACTCTTGATTTGGCATCGAATGCGGCGGCGAATTGCGTATGCAAGGCTCGCTTACCGTATGAAACACCGCGTGTTTTGCTACCATCCTTGATCGTTTCCGTCTGATAGTTTGCAAAAAGGTTAAAGTCCACCCAGTCTTTAATGAGTGCGTTAACATTCTTGTTGCACTTCATTTCCCACCGGTCATAAGACTCATGAACCGCATCGTTAAATGGCTTGATCGCAACATGGCTCAAGAGAATGATGTTCATTGCCTTGTGCCGATGCAAAAAGTTTAAACCATCTAGCAGTTTGACCCACTGTTCTCGGACAGCGGTATAACCTTTGCCAAATCCAGGCGCGTCAATGCTATCCCAGCCATTCTTTTCACACACATGGGCCTCAGTCTTAAGGGCTGCGGCATCCGTGGTGTCGAGCACCAATGACTTATAAGAGTGATCTTCATTGGCCAACGTTGCGATCTGGCTAATGATATCGCTCCACTCATTGGCAAGCGGAAACCTTGCCACACCCTCGATGAAGTTCAGGCCATCCTCTGCCTGTATAAAGATTACGTTGGGGGCTCCTGCTCCGAACGTGCTCTTACCAATACCGTCCGTGCCTTGGATATTAATCCTGACCGGCGGCAATGGTTCGTCGGGAATCACTTCCCGTGCCGTAGTTACTTGCTGTAGTAACGACATGTCATACCTCCTTTATTGCTTTGATTTTAGGGTCGCCAAACTTAGCTGACATCGCACCATGAATCTTAGGTAAAAGCGGATGGTCTGCATGGTCCAGACAAAACTGCTTAAACTTAGTCAGGTTGACTTTAACTTCGTTGACGGGGGTTACAAAGGAGGGCCAATCCTCAACAGAAGGGTACATCTTTAACGCTTCTGCTAAGAGTTCTTGATCCCAAACGTAGGTACGTTTGATCTCAAAAGTCACACCTTCTACGGTGCGCTCACCTCCCTGATTGCGTATCGGCTGAACAGCGTCATTCGCAAATTTTGTTTCTAGTACTTCTCTTTCTAAACGCTTTATCTTACTATCGATCTCCACCTTTACCTTTCTGGCAGCGACTAACAGACCTACGACTTCTTCGTACTGCATTACACACTCCTTCTCTCTTCTCGAAACAAACTTTCTCATAGCCACAAGATAAAAGCAACACTTTTTTACTAGGTTGTTATCTCTTTTGTGTTGGAGTATGATCGGGTGAACAAACAACAAGGAGTGGCACAGTGGATATCGTAATTGAAAAAGGTGTGGGCGTAGGTCGCAAGACCCGTGGCCCAGGTAGGTGGCAGAAGATACTGCTTCGGCTGGATGTCGGTGATTCTTTTACCATAGATGAGTCGAACGATCCTAAGCTACAGCAGTTGAGATCAATCAGGCAAGCAGCGAAGTCGATTGATTACAAGATTGAATCGGCGCGGGAAGACGGATCAAAGAGGCGAATAGCAAGGGTGGATTGATATGCATTTTTTCCAGCAGAAATTTTGTGGAGAAAATCTAGAGCCTGATCATAAAGCTGATTGGCTGCATGCAATGTGGGAGCTTGGCTTCCATGTCATACCGTGTGGTTCTCCAAAAGAAACAGTACCGCAGTACTTTCGCAGTCGGCATCCCTTCGATACCGATGATGCGCTTAAAGCAAAATGGGCGAAGACACCTCGAGTTAAATGGACGCACTATCAAACCATTCAACCGAGCGAAGAAGAAATAAAGCAGTGGCATTCACAATACCCTGAAGCAAACTGGGCTGTCATAACCGGCATAGCATTTGCCGTTGTCGATGCAGACAGTGACGAAGCCGTTACATGGATAGAGTCTGGTGGCATTACGCGCACACCGCTTAAACAGATAACGCCTCGAGGTGGCACCCATTACTTCTACGCACTCGGACCCGATGACATTCGAAACAGTGTCGGCAAGAATAAGATCGATGTCCGTGGTGATGGCGGGTATGTGATGATCGCGCCCAGCGTAGGTTATCGCTTAGAGTGTGAGCAATCCTATGGCGTAACATCAATTGATGATCTGCCATTGCTGTCGGGTGTAGACCTGCAACACATCCATGGCTTTAACTCTGTCGATCCCAACACTGGGGAAGTCCCAAGCATCAGAGAGAAGCTCACCGAGGATCCGAAGGTCGAAGGTAGTCGCAACGACACCCTCGCACGGTTGGTCGGCAAGTGGATCAAAGAAGGATGGGGTCTTCGGGAAGTTCTCATCAAGGCGCAGGACTGGAATCAAAGCTGTTCACCGCCGATGGACTTGGTCGAAGCAACTAAAACAGTTATGTCTATATGTCAAGGGCATATCAAGCGGAACCCAGACCTAGCTGAGAGCGGCATCAACCAGTGGAACACATCAACGTGGCACACAGGATTGACCGAAGATCTGAAGGAGATCCAGGAGCAAGAAGATCCTATTGATACCCCTGAAAAACCAGATTCAGGACCCCTTGGTTTAGTACCCTTCAGTAGCTTTGAGTGGCAGTCCATGGAGGACGATACCATTGAGCAGTACTGGGGTGATAAGTTTATCTTCGAGAACAGTCGGGTGCTCTTGTTGGGTAAGCCTAAGATCGGTAAGTCCAACTGGCTTGGCGCGTTCGCGGCAGGTGCAACGACCGGCACAGATTTTATGGGTGTCCCGTTCAACAAACCGCTCAAAGTGATGTGGTTTCAGGCTGAGATCATTGCAGAGTTCCTGAAGCAGCGCGTCGAGATGTACTACCAAAGATTCTCAACGAACGATGAGGTCCGGCAGATGGGGTTTGATAACCTCATTATCAGTGGACGGCTCAGAAAGAATCTCATGAAGGATAGCGACATCCAAGCGTTCAGTGATGAGGTAGCGTTCCACAACCCAGA